CAAGTCTCTTGGCGATATGGACTTGGCTCGGAGATAGTCTAACTGTCTTGCGTCCTGATGTTGATTGCGTTGTTGAACGACCAGCAGAAGCTACGGGTTGGACGGGTCTCGTAGATTCCGAACTATTTGCCCCAAACTTATGGGGAAACTCGGTTTTGATCCTTTTGTCAATTTCAGCATAATACTCATCTGAATTAGGATTGAATCCATCTTCTTCAACTAGTTTTTTATGTATTCCAAAACTAGCATAAGTCATTGCCTCATCTTTACCAAACCAAGGGTTTTTTTCAGCCCAAGCTTCGGCTTTAGGATCTACTTTTTTAGGAGGACCTTCTCGAAGTTGTTCAGGTGTGACATCCTCTTTCTGTTCCTCTTTTAAACTTTCCTTAGCTTCTTTTGTAGCTAAAAGACGCTCATTGTCAATAGATAACTTTGCCAAGGCTTTTTGTGCTTCAACTTGTGCTGACGCATCTCCTGCTTGAATTGCAGTTTGTAAATCTTGTTCCGCCTTTTTAGTTTCTATTTGAGTCCTAGCTTCAAATTCTTGAATATAGGAAGCATCTAAGCTATTTGATTTAGCTTTTAGTTTTTTATTCTCATCTGCTACACGTTTTGCATATTGAAAAGAAGCTTGTTCCCTTCTTTCTGCTTCACGTAGTTTGCCTGTAAGTTTGTTAATTCTAGTTTTAACTTTATCACTGTACTCTTCAAGTTCTTCACCTTGACCTTCTTGAGTTACAACTTCAAGTTGTGAATTATCTTTAGTTTCTTCTTGTTTTTCTTCTTGTAGATTAATATCTACAGAATCCCCTTCTGATGGGACACTAACGACAGGTTCATCTTTTGCTGTGTTTATTGCTTGTTCTGGCATGGCTCCTCCATGTTATTAATATAAATGCAAGATATCCTCTGGATTCTTGATTGTTGCTAAAATTTCGTCATCATTTAAAATACGAATTTCTCCACCTTCTATTTGTAGGCGAGAACCTGCATATCTGCCAAAGATAACCCAGTCTTTCTCTTTACACCACGGACCTTCCGGGAATTTGTTCACATCATTGTATGCATCTGGTCCAACACTTAACACATATCCACATGTTGTGCTGACTGATTGCATTTCAATTGTTTGATCTGATAAAATGATACCGCCTTTTGTTTTACCTGTTCCTTTGTAAGGTAAAATTATGATTCTCCACCCTGTGGGTTTAGGTAATCTATCAGTTAATTTTTTTGAAATATTATTAGGATCAATTTCTTCTACTTGATCTTTTGCTACTTTACCAAAGTTTAAAACTTGGTCTGGAATCGGCTTACTCAAATTGTATTCTCCTTTTTTGCAAGAACTCTTTAAATTCTTGTTCTACGTTATCAAGGCCTTTTAATTGACCCATCATATACTTATAATTAGTATAGTCTGTAGCAGCGTCTGTCAATACAACATCGTGCACTGCTTTTTTATTATTCTTAATTATTCTGTTTAGTTCTTCTATTAATTCTATTGGATCCATATATCATTTCTTTTTAGTAATCATTCCTTTTATGCCAGGTACCGCCCTAACCCCCAGACTGACACTGCAGCCTAAATATAATAAATGGGTATAATACTCCGGTAAAGTTGAGAGAATTTGAAACCCACGTTCTATATGTGGTTGCATGAAAGGCAAGAAGCTGCAAATCGCTGGAATCATCAGGGCTAATAAAACAAATTCGTCTTTCCAGCTGCCCTTCATCTGATCAATCGCACTCTGCTCCCATTTAATTTTACCTGATACTATGTCCTCATTTCTTTTTTTCTCTGCTGCAATTTGAGCTATTTTAACTTCACCTTTTAATTTTTTAGTTTCAACGAAGCCTCTAACGGAGTCTGTTACAACTCCGAGTAGAGGTTTAGCGAGTAGTTGCCACATAATTTAGGCTCCACCCATTTTCCAAAGAATAGCTAAAACGATTGCACACACAACACCAGCTTTAATCCAGTCTTTCATGTTCCAATCATTCCACTCTTTAAGCCATCCCCATATGTCTTTAAGTAGTTTCATATCGTCCTCCTTAATTTGAAAATTATCTGTACTTGACGGTGTTCTTAACACCTTTGTGACCTTGTGTGACAGTCTCAACGTCACCACCATCTTTGTACATCATACCTCCACCCATCATGCCAGGCACTTGGATTTCTTGAGGCATTCTAATGACTTCATCAACTTTGATGTCTCCACCTTTGTTATAACCCATTATCTTTTTAGCAACGTCAGGTCTTTTTGAGGCCAACGCATTCATGCCTTTAGAAGGGTATTTTCCATTTTTTTTCATCTTTATCTCCTTAGTGTAAAGTTCTATCGGTATCACCGAAACTTTGTCTCATAACTTCTAGCAAAAGACTTGTTGCTATCTCTTCACCTAGCGCCTGAGTATATAGTATTTTTGTGGCATTTAAAAATGCATTTGCAATAAAAATTGTGTCTTCTTCTGACTCAGAATGCTCTTTAGTTATTTTATTAGCCTCCTGCAACACTTTTTGCGTTAATTTATTAATTTTAACAGTATCCATTAACAGTTCCATTTTCTTAAAGATTTGTTAATCCTTGAATTAGGGTCATTTGCTGTCTTTGAACTTGTTAATTTTTTCTTCATACCAGACATTCTAGCACAAAAAGACTTTCTTCTACTAGCAGATTTTGAACCTGGTTTTAATTTAGAAGGCTTGGTTGTTACTGCTGTTTTAAGCTTAGAACCTGGATTAGCAGCTCTGTAAGAAGCTACGCCTTTTTTGTTTAGGCCTCCTGATTTACTTTTACCCTCTTTGCGTTGCCATGCTGGAGTTTTTGCCATTATGCGGCTTTCGTATTTTTTTTCTTTGCAAAAGTTGCTACGTTGGTTGGTTTGCCACCTGGATTACCTGCGGCTCTTTTTCTTTTTACTGCTGATGATCTTTGACCTGCTGACATTTTTGCTGCTTTAGAAGCAGGAACACATTTTGGATAGCCACTTCTTTTTTCACCTTTACTTCTACCACAAGGTTTAAAGCCACCGCCTTTTTTAGGCGCACCTATGTCCACCCACTTGTCTTTAACCCATTTACGTAGACCGTTTTTAGCCATTATGCGTAACTAGTTGATTTTCTTTTATTTGCCATAACAGCTCCACAACCTCTAGCAACACCACCTGTGTTTAGGTGTGATACTTTTTTTCTAGATTGCGATAACTTATTACCATTACCTATCATGCCACCACTGGCTTTTTTGTTTTTCTTGCCACCTAGTGTTACTTTGCCTGAACAAACAGCACCAGCGTACATGTTTGCGTAAGCAGAAGGATAAACATCAAATTTAGCTTTAGCTGCGGCTTTTCCTTTTGCACATAGTTTGCCCATTTACTTATCTCCTCTTTTTTTAGTGTTTCTGTCTTTGTCTGCTTTGTCTAAAGCAACGTTTGCACGTAATTGTGCTATATCTTCTTGACTTTCTATCTTCTCTTTAGCCAATTTATCGGTTTGCATTAGTTTTTTCTCATCTAAAGCTTGTTTTTCACCCATTGCCTGTGCTTTTAGCTCTAAATCGTCCTTTCTAAGGTCAATTTCTTGTTGTTTTAGGTCTACAAGTGGGTCAGAACTAGAAGTATCCATCATTTCTTGCTCTTCTGCAACCATTTGTTCTATAATTTCTGCTATTTTTACTGCAACACCACTTTCTGTACGTTGTGAAAGCTCTTGTTGTTGCTCTGGAGGTAGTTGTCCTCCTGTTTGTGCCATAATTTGCTCCATTTCAGGTGCCATTTCCTGTTCTACAATCATTCTAGCCATAAAACTAACGTGTTCTGTTATATGTGCCTGTAAAATTGTCATTGTTGCAGGATTAGCTTTTACTAATTCAGATGACATAAAGGCTCTGTGTGCCCTTATGTGTGCAGAATGATCTTGCTCAGGGAAAGGTATAGGTGGCATACCATTTAAAGTACCTGCGTTCTCAATAGCAGGATCTTGTGCCTGTGGTTCTGCAGGTGCGGGTAATAATTTTTCAATATTCTGTACACCTAGAGCTGCATACATTCTTGAATAAGCTTCTCTTAAATCGTGCATCTCAGGATTAGCTTGAGCTAATTGTAATTGAGATTGTGCAAGAGTTACTCTTTGTGCCATAGAAAAAATGTTTGGATCTGAGACAGGAACAACATCTACTCTCTCATCAAAGTCTGCTTTTTTAATTGTCTGCTCTCCACCAGAAACCATGTAAGGATAGTTCTCTGGTAAGTAATCAGAAAATACTTTTGCTAGTAATTTAAATTCTGTTTTTTGTGCATAGTGTAATCTCTTATGAATAGCTGACATAACTTTCATGCCACGCTCTAAAATAGCCATGGTTGTTCCTACAGGTTGTTGTTGACTACCTGCATTCTCACCCATCATCATATCTGCTACACCGGCAAATCTTCTACCTGCATCAACAACGAAACCTAGTAACTGAAATAAAGTTCCACTTGGTTCTTTGTAAGGTAGAGGCATTAATGACTCACGAAGATTACCCCCAGGTGCATCGACATCTCTCCACTCACCAGGATTAAGTGCTTCGTCATCATCACGTATTCTTAGTCCTCTTGCTTTGAAACCAGCAGGTAGGTTTGATAAAGTTCCTGCATCTATAAGTTGACGTAGAGCTGCAGTAGCAGTTCTTGATAAACCACCCAGCATGTGAATAAGACCAAAGCCATAAAATCCTAGACCTGGCAGAAACTTAAAGTGTGTAAAGTATTCTTTTTTCTTTCTAGAAGGATCGCCTTGATTCCAGTTTCTATAGATAGATAAAATTTCTCCAGAGTCCTCATCAAGAGTTACAATGTAAGGTAGCATAATACCTGTTTTCTCATTGTTAGCACCCATGTCTTCGAATCCTGGTAAATCTAAATCAACGTGCATTTCAAGAACATTGTGTTCTTCTTCTGTAAATGAAACTTGTTCTACACCAGATAACTCATCTTGTTTTTCTTTGATGTCAGATGTCTTAGCTGTGTTAGGTTGAAGTTCTATATCTCTGTAAAATCCTGACACTTGATTTTTTCTTAAATCGTTGTGCTTCATTTTTACAATGTGAGTAATTCTACCACAGGACTCTAGGTCTGTAATAAAATAAGGAACTACTAAATCTTCTGCTGGTATAAATTTAGATACCGCTCTTTCCAGAGTTCCATCATAATAAACTTTTTTAAATGCTGAACCTGCTAGAGGTAGATGAAATAATAACTGATCAAGCTCTGGATCAAACTCTTGCATCTCACAAGTAATTTGATAGTTCATAAATTCTTTAATTCGTTCTGCTTGTTGTTCTACTTCTAGACTAGGAACACCTAATATTTCTGTTCTCACTGGTCCACCTGGTGGTAGAAGTTCTTTGTATGCTTGTGCTTGAAACTGTGTGACTGCCTCTGCAAGTAAAGGATGTGTGACACCCGCAGCTCCTGCAAAAGGCTTGGATCTTTCTTCGTATTTAAATCCTAATAGATCTAATCCTTCTTTGTAAGTCTTTTCCCAATCAGATCTAGAATTTTTATCATCCTCAAAATTTTTCTGTAAATCAGAAGATAACTTTTCCAGTATATCATCATCTATAAACTCTGCTATGTTTGCAAAGTAATCACCTTCAGATTGTTTTTGAGATGGATCAAAGTCAAGAGTGACTCCTCCATCTTGCTCTTCAATTATCTCATAACCTTTATTTGTATTTTCAGGCTCTTGTAATTGTATTTCTTCTCCTACACCTTCTACTTCAAGTGAGTTATTGGAATTAGGAGATATATCTATTGCTGTGTTTTGTATTCGTTTTTCTACCATCTACTGGCTCCTATAGGAGATAGTAACTCATTAACAGAAACTATCGGTGTGTATAATATACTTTTTTTCACAAGACCTCCATCTTTTTTATATGCTTTATATGGGAACAACATATCAGGTGTCAATTCAATCATAAAAGTATCTACACCCTCTCCTGCATCACCAAATGCAACTTTTCCCACTTCTACTTTAGAACTTTTTGCATTTGCTATTTTATTTAAACTTTCTTCTACGTTACCTGTAAAATGTTTTCCTGTATGATCATCTAAATTTGGTCCTCCATATTGCATATCATATGCCACCATTCTACCACTTCTATCCACATTGTCAGGAGATAGCTCTACTCCGTTACCTCCTCTGTAAGCTTTGATAGCTTTAGCAGGTGCTACACCATAATGAGAAGGGGCATCTTTATTTACTTGTAAGGCTCCAGTTTCATCAAAATAAAATCTTTTCTTAGCTGCATTATAAACATCATTTTTAACTATAGCATCTACCCAGTCCTTTTGATCTTTAAAAGGTATGTTAGGAAATAATTCTCTAGCGTCTATATTATCAATAGAAGCATTTATTGTAGCTAAAGCTTCATCTCTCTTTGTTGCAGCTTCTCCTAATTGTTTAAAACTTTCTTTAGTTAAATCATCAATATCCATTTTAGATATATTTTCAAACATCTGATCACTTGCAAATAATTGATCCAATGATTTTTTAAGTTGTTGATATGTGGCAGGCATTGGTCTAAAAACATTTTCTAGTTTTTTATAAAGTAATTCTAATCCTTCATTTCTTCCTATTTGTTGATTTTGACTTTGATTAATAAATCTTCTAATTTCTTGCTTTATGTTTGATTTTAAAGAAGCGGCTTTTTGTAAAAAATCAGATTGTATTTCATCTGCTACATTAACAACAATATCTCTGTTATTTAATTTTCCGATTCGATTACTACCCAATGACCAGCCTATGACATACGGTTCTCCGTCCAATTTATTTTCTTGTGTCATAAAATCATCACTAGTTCTAACTTCACGCATGTTTCTGTGACCTTCATATCTACTTACCTCTGAAGGTAGAGAACCTATGTCTCCTCTAATGTCTTTAGAGTCTAGCCACAACACTCTTTCTGTTCTTGAACCACCTATATAATCATCCTGTCTTCCAGAGTTACCATACTTTAAGTTACCCGCTTCATCGCTATAGGATACTGTTTGAATATAATTAGAAGGAGATGTATCTACTAATTCTTTTATTTCTGCAAAAGATATTTTTTCATCTTTTGTAAACTGTCCTGTCTCTCTGTTAAATCCACCTTTTTTATTTAAATAAGATCTTACATAAGAGTCATACAATTCACCTTCTTTAATACCACTAGATCTAAACCAGTCATGCCACTCCTTAGCTGACATAGAAGTAGACTCTGCAGGTACATTAATTCCCTTGATTGTTAGATTACCTGTGTCTGTATTTATTATTGAATTTAAATCAGAGTAGAATAATTTGTTATTACCAGAACCAATAGCATTCTCTGGGACTATTGTAGAAACAAGTGCTGTCCCTGGTTTTGTTGTCTTAGCTTTTTTTTCTTTGATAGGTACTTCTATTTCTTTAACAGTAAATTGTTTACCTTCTAAGTCACCTAGCTTTAATGCTTTTTGTTGTGCATCATCTATGCTTTTACTTTGATAAACTTTATTACCGTTCTCATCAAATATATTATACCTCTTCTCTAAGAGAGGTGCTTCAGGTGGAGCTATTTGTTTTACAGTTTCAGTTTTTTTTACAAGCTTTGGTGTGTCACCTAGTAAAAAGTTTTTAGGTAGAGGTAGTGCTTCTGCTTGAGGAATTATAAAATTACTAACTGCTGAAGCAGCTTTTGATAAAAACGATTGATCTTCTTGTTCTGTTTCCACGTCTCCTCCTTCTTTAGCATTCATAATACCACCATCTTTTTTGTTATCAGGAGCAAGTAATCGTATTTTTTCATACAACTTGCCTAAATAAGCAGATCGCTCGTCCATCGTTATCGTCCCTGCATTTACCATATCTCTTGTTCTATCATAATCATGGTTGAACTGGGCTAATGCTTCTTCGTAAGGAGTTAGATATTTTACTTCACCTCCTTGGTTAAAGGAGCTTAAATAACCCTTTTCATTTTTAATATCCGAAGGCTTTAATTTATTTTCTATGGCATAGTCTAAAATTTCTTGAAGTCTTGTTGCACCTATTTCCACTCTTTGATTTAAAGTAACTGATTTCGGGTCTTCAATACCATAAATTACGGTGTCTTTTTTACCACTTTTTTTTGTAATAGGAACTATAGTTCTAATTAGTCTGTCTTTATAAATTCCATCTATTACTCCTGATACCTCCTGCATCAATTCATATTGATTATTAAATTTAGCTAAATTTGGCTTATAGCCATAGTCTTCTAACTCCTT